CCCCGCTACGGAACAAGCCGAACCAACAGTACTGCAGCCGGGCGTGTTTCTTCGCTGGGACGAAAGCGCCGACCAACACCAAGCTATGCGCCTGGTGCGGCAAGGAGTTCACGGTTGTAAGCAACAGGCAGCCGAAGCGTCGTTTCTGCGGTCAGAGCTGCTCCGCGAAGTGGAGAATGTCTCAGCCGGAGATCAAAGAAAAAGCCTGCGGCCCGGAAGCCCGAGCAAAGAGCCAAGCGTCCCTGCTGAAGTTCTGGCAGGCGGATACTCCTCAGACTCAGGCGATGCGGAAAGCGATAGCCGGTCGAAATGCGATGCACATCCCGGAAGTGCGGGCGAAGGTGTCGGCGACGATGAAGCAGAGAGGACATCGACCGACGGTCAGAGGAGGCAATGGCACAGGGTTAACGCTCACACAAAAAGAGCTATTAGCAGCATTAGGCGATTCGTTTTGCGCGGAGTTCTCCGTGGCTACTCAGTCGCCGAAGGTGAAGGGCGGACTACCTACCCACTATTGCATCGACATAGCCGAACCTGTGCAAAAGCTGGCAATCGAGATCGACGGGCGAAGCCATCGAAGTCCGAAGCAGCGAGCGGCAGACAAGCGCAAGACGGACTGCTTGCAGCAGCTAGGGTGGACAGTGTTGAGATTCTCAAATCAGGAGATTCTCGATTCTATGAGTACAGTGGTGGCGAAGATTCGATCTCTCTATATGACCTCGAAGTAAGTGGTCACCCCTCGTTCAGTGTAAACGGCTTTCTTGTCCACAACTGCAAGGAAGAAGCCTGGCACGCGCTCAGGTCCACACTGACGGCGACCAAGGGCCCGGTCAAGATGATCGGGAACGTCAAGGGGCGGCGCAACTTTGCTTACAAGCTGGCCAGGAAGGCTGAAGCCGGCGCGCCAGGGATGGCCTACTTCCGACTGACCGCCTACGACGCAGCCGAAGCCGGCATATACGACCTGGCGGAGATCGAGGACGCCAAGGCGAGTCTGCCGGAAGCAGTCTTCAACGAGCTTTACCTCTGCATCCCGTCCGATGATCAGGGGAATCCGTTCGGCCTGAAGGCGATAGACGCCTGCCTATCAGGCTTGTCTTCCGCGGCTCCCGCGGCTTTCGGAATAGACCTCGCCAAGAGCGTCGACTGGACAGTAGTGCTTGGGCTGGATAAGGGCGGCCGCACCAGCCGATTCAACAGGTTTCAGAAGCCATGGCAGGATACGATAAACTCCATCAAAGATGAAGTCGGAACTGTTCCCGCGCTGGTGGACTCGACCGGTGTCGGCGATCCTGTAGTTGAGATACTGCAGAGTGGAGCTCCGAACTACGAAGGCTACAAGTTTACGAGCCAGTCGAAGCAGCAGCTTATGGAGGGCCTCGCTGTCGCTATTCAGCAACAGCAGGTTTACTTCCCAGAGGGACCGATAGCCCAGGAGCTTCGGGAGTTCGAGTATGAATACACCCGGACCGGGGTCCGCTACTCGGCGCCCGAAGGGTTCAACGACGACTGCGTCTGCGCACTGGCGCTTGCGGTCCGCAAGATGACGATGCCGGTGGAGCTGGGCCGCGTGGCTCCCACAACCATCCTGACAGCGAGAACACGATAGACGATGCCGAAGAAGAAACGACAAGTTGGTGAGCCGGAACCGAGTCGGAGGAAGATGATCCGACCGGGCAGAGCGACCAGGCCGCGGGGGTCGGTGCTGTCGATGATGCCGTACAGCTACATCCCGCGGCGTCGGTACGAGCAGTATGACATCGCAAACTTTGAGCAGTCTTATCTGACGGCTTCACAACTGCTGAGTATCCTGCCGGATCTGAACCCTGATGTCGGCCTGGCGGTCTGGAACGTCCTGCGGCTTGGATCCTCCGGATGGAACTATACCGTGAAGGACGCGGCCGGGCAGGACGACGAGGCCGGTAAGGAACTGCTGGACGGGCTAATCAACAGAATCAACCCGCACGGCGGGGGCATGTCCGGGTTAATAGTCCAGTGGCTGCAATCTGGTTTCCTTCAGGGCGCGGTGGCCGGTGAGGTCGCGCTGACCGAGGGCCTGGACGACATCGAGGACTTCTACGTCGTCGATCCGTTTACTATCAAGTTCAAGCGAGATGAAAACCAGCGGCTGACGATGTGGCACATCCCGCCGAGTGGCCCGCAGCTCCCGACAGAGCTCAATCCCGAGAAGTTTTGGTATGTGCCTATTGACCCGTGGATCGACGACCCTTACGGCCGTCCGCCCGCGGCGCCGGTGCTGCAGGAGGTCTGGTTCGACATCTCCGTCATCTGTGACCTCCGTAAGGTGGTCCACAACCAGGGCTGGCCCAGGATCGACATCAAGATCATCGAGGAGGTCCTCCTCAATAACGCGCCGGCCGGTGTCAAGAACGACCAGGCCAAGCTTGCGGACTGGCTGAACGACAGGCTCACCGAGATCCAGCAGGCCTACAACGACCTGGAGCCTGATGACAGCTTTGTTCACTTCGATGCGGTGGAGATCAACGCCTCGGAGTCGACGGGCAGGCTTTTTGACGCATCCGCCGTCGTCCGGGTCATCGAGCGACGGATGATCAAGGCGCTTAAGCAGCTCCCAATCCTGATGGCCAGCAACGAAGGCACCACCGAGACACACGGGACGGTACAATGGCAGATATTCGTAGCCGGATTGCAGAGCCTGCAGGAGCCGATTGATTTCATCCTGGAGCGAATGCTGCAGTTGTCGCTCGAGGTGTTGGGGTATCAAGGCCGCGTCGAGTGTTGGTTCGAGCCGATACGGACCTCCGACAGGATGGCCGACGCAAACGCCGAGGGCAAAGAGATCGACAACGCCATCAAGAAGTGGCAGGCCGGGTTCCAGACGTGGGAAGAGTCGGCGATCGAGGTGACCGGCAGCGCGCCTCCGGAGGGGGTCGAGGAACCGGACCCGATGCTGCTTTCAGGTGGAGGAATAGCAGCCAGGCTCGACTTGAGACAGGAAGATCCGGCAGACCGCAGGCTGAGCCAAGAACTGGAACTGTACCCGGAGATGGGCGGCGATGGCCAAGAGTGACTTTGCCAGGATCGTGCAGAGCCACCGGGGCAAGCATCTACGATGGACTGCTGCCAGCGTCCGCAGGATCGACCGAATACTCCAATACGCAGCGGCCGATGTCGCAGCAAAGCTTAGGCAACACGCCGGGCGCGGAACGCTGCAGGAGCGATATCTTACCGACCTCCTGGCTGACCTCGGCAGGACTCTGGACAACCTGCGAGACGACTATGGCCACCTTACGAACCTGCATCTCCTGGGATCCGCGCAGATTGCGGCGGACCGCGAAGCGGCCATAGCGGGCCAGTTGTTCTCGGTAGACGATTTACAGCAGGCGGTTGTAGGACTCCTGCCCGAGTTGACCCAGAGCGCGACGATCGGCGGGATCGGCGAAGTATCGGTCCGGTTCGGACTGGTGGCACAGAATGCGGTCAATGCCGTGTATCAACGAGTTTACCGGGACGGCCTGAGCTTATCCGACCGGCTTTGGCGGCTCAGCGCCGGGACCAGAAAGGTCATTGAGGACAAAGTTGTCGCGGCCGTAGCCCAAGGCACCAGTGCCGAGAACCTTGCGAGAGATTTGAGGTCTTACCTGACCAAAACCGGCCAGGGGAACGCTCGATACAATGCGATGCGACTGGCCAGAACGGAGATCAACACCGCCCACCGGGAAGGCAGCATCATATCCGCCACGAAGCCCGACGGTACGCTGCGTGACCACATCCTGGCGCTGGGCTGGCGGTTGAGCAAGTCCCATGTAATCCCTGATGTGTGCGATTTATGGGCTTCGCAGGACATCGACGGATTGGGTCCAGGGAACTATCTGCCTCAAAACGTGCCGGTGGACCATGTGAACGGTTTATGTTGTTTGGTAAGCGTGCTCAAGGCGCATCCGGATCTGCAGTATGTGACGAAAGAACCGGAGCCGGACAAAGTGCCGGAGCGTGATATGAGGCGCTATGGCCTTGCGGGCGGAGAAGAGCGTGTGGATGTCGAAAAGCTGCCTAAGAATCCTGCAGCTGCCGACCGGGAGGCACGCCAGATTGCAAGTACGCCGTTGGAACGTGATACTAGTAAAAGCCAGAAGCCAAATCTTGGCGCTTAGCAAAGAGGCTCTGGTATGCCGAGAATGGAGAATTGCGGCAAGTTGATAAAGAATTGCTTGGCAGGATATTGGAAAGGGGCGTTGTGCCTGCAGGCGAACCCGAACGTGTCTCGGTATGGGGGCTGGTTGAAAAAGGCACGGCCGATGCAGTGCCCCCAGAGCTAAAAGGCGCTTTGCCCGAAGACAAAACTAAATATGAGTACGACTGGCAGAAGCCTAACTATTGGTGGATACCGAGTCAACTCAGAGAGGCGGTTGCGAAAAGGTTGCTATGAGCACTCTGACGCCTCCAGACGAATACGGTGATCGCTACCCGGCGAACGCTTATATTTTTCACTCCGGTCCTCCAGAGAAATGGGATCTTCGATTGTGGGCATCTCCGAATGGCAAGATTACAGAGGAACACCTGGATCGGCTTTGCGATCTCGTGAGAATTCGGTTGTTGGAAGGGATGTCTGATGTGCGACTGCGGGCTGCTGTGGCTGCAATCCGTGCTTGTTATGAGAGACTCGGTGTAACCGCCAGGATTTGAAAAGACAATGCGCCCGGTCAACCAACGTAGACTGTAAAGTCAAAACGCGTTCCGTCAAGACTTTCGTCTTGAGAGGGCCGGCACGTTGGAGGGCCAAAGCGCAAGAGTAGTATATCAAGCATCTTGATGCCTGCCAAGAGGGCGGAAGTAAAAACTTTTGATACAAACTCATTTTACAACCATCATCTGTGAGAAGTGCGGTCGGCAGATAACCATCGGACGCTTTGCTTTGAAGGTTCGGTGCTACCACTGCGGCCAGGTTCAGGCCGGGGTGTTGGAGCCGCTGCCAAGGAGAATCAAATGAGACTACAGGGAGACTACAACAGCAACATGCTGATAGGTCCGGCGCCGTTCTGCGGGATCGTGGACCCATCGGATGAAGATATGATCGCCATCAACGCGCTTGCCAAGAAGGAGCTGTCGCCGGGCCAGATCTACGTTTTCCCGGCAATCATCTCGACGGAGTCGCTGAATTGCTACTCAATGCAGATGACCGAGGGAAGCCTGGCCAACTTCGTAAAGGATGCCCAGGCCGGGAATCCGCTGCTGACGGGGCACAACACGAATTCGCTGCCGATAGGCCGCTCCTTCGACGGGCAGCTCCAGGATGTCGACGGGCTGAAGAGTGTGGTGGTGAAGGACTATATGCTGCGCGGCTATTCCAACGGAGACGTTGACACCGATAAAATCGCGCAGGGCATAGACGCGGGACTGAACGCGGAAATGAGCGTCAGTTACGGCGGAATCGAATGTTGGCTGAGGTGTGCGATCTGCAACCGAGATCTATACGACAAGGATTGCCCACACATTCCAGGGCTGCTCTATGACGGGGTTCGCGCGAAGGCGTTCATCGAGAATGCCAGGCTTCTCGAGCACAGCATTGTTTACGCAGGCGGGGACCCGGGTGCGGTAATCCTGAAGGCGGAATCGATGTTCGTTGCAGGGAAGCTATCCAAGAACGACATGACCGTTCTGGAGGATACTTGGAAGAGGAAACTGAGCCTGAGCCCAAGAACCATATCCATCCCTCGGGATGGACACAACAAGGAGGAATCCGAAATGACAGGAAGAGAACTGCTCGCCAAGCTGCGAGCTGCGCTGACTCCAGATATGTCCCGGATCTTCGGCCTCAAGCTTGACTCCGTTCAAGCCGAGATGTCCGAAGACGCAACAGTGGAGACGGCGCTTGCCCAGATCGCGAAGGCCTGCGAGGCCGTAAGCTCCGAGGGCGCCGCCGGAGCGCTTGCCCCGTATCGCGAGCTCGGTGTGAACTCGGTTGACGACATCAAGGCGCTACAAGAACGCGCCAAGCTCGCCGACGACGCCAGGGCCGATTTGATTAAGGATACGCTGGCCACGGGTGTCAGAGCGCAGGGAGACAAGTTCGATAAGGACCGCTGGACCAGAGCGCTCGCCGGCGCGAGTGTCGATGACATCAAGGCGTTCCGGACCCAGTTCGAGGACGAGGCGAAGCAGCGGTTGGGTGAGTCCGGGCGGCAGACGACTGCGCCGAACCCGAACGCGCCGCCGCTCGCAGCCGTTGGAGAGTTCGACAAGCTCTCGCCGGAAGACCAGGAAAAGCAGGTCAAGGCGTTCCTCGATCGGACCGGCCGCAAGTAGGGCCGCCCATTTCATCACCATTGCCGGCATTACGCGGGCCGGCCACGACGCAACCACCACCGACAAAGAAAGTGAGGTATAACGATGCCTAATTACAGCAAGACAGAGTATGATGCGCGCGCGGAATACCTGGCAGCCCGACCGGGTCGCCTGGGATCCGCCACGCTTGATGACGCCTTGTTCACCGCGGATGACGACGGGAACAAGATACTCAACCCGGGCCTCCTGCTGGCCAAGCCGAGTGCAACGGACCTGTGGGGCCCGTACGACTCGACGGCCGATGATGGCCGAGAGGTTGCGACCAACAACGTCCTGATCCTCCACGATTACGTGGATGTGACCGAGGGCGACAAGGAGGTCGCGGTGCTCCTGGAGGGCCTGGCCCAGGGCGCGAAGGTTGTGCTGGAGGATGGCACTGCCATCTCCGCGGCGCTGAAGGACGCGCTGCGCTCCAGGATCTGCGACGTCCAGTTCGCAATCGAATCGACATAACCGGGACTGCTGCAGCAGCCCGAGAAAGAGAGGTATAGAACAGTGCTTCCTGCGATACTCACGCAGCAGTTCCTTACCCGCGTGGTCAGAGAGTTTCCGGTAGAGGGCTACATTGGCAGCGAGATACTGCCGCTGGAGCCGGTCCCGGGCTTGAAGACGATGTGGGATATCATCACCAAGGATGCGAAGCTTGCGCCGTTCGTGGCGATCAACGCCGAATCCCCGCTGGCCGATAAGGCCGGATTGGAGCGGGCGTTCCACGAACTGGCGGACGTTCGCATCAAGGAGCGCCTGGACGAAGACGAGCTGATCTCGCTTCGGATGCCGGGCGAGCCCGATGTTGTGACCGGCCTGGCCGCGACTCAGCGGTCCAGCGCCGAGCGGCATATACGGAGGACTTCCGACCGGATGGCCGCGCAGGTCAACGCCAGGATCGAGTGGATGCGCTGGCAGGCGCTCCAGTCCGGCGTCATCAGCTATGACGACGGCAAGGTGATTTTCTCGGTCGACTTCGGGATTCCGGACGATCAGATCATCACACTGACTGGGGCCGATCGTTGGAGCATAACTGCTTCGGCGGACCCGCTTGCCGACATCGCCACCTGGGTTGAGGCTCAGCGACTTGCAACCGGCAGAGCTCCTACCAGGGCTTATGTCGGGGCGAATGTGCCCGGCTACCTGGTAGCAAACTCCAGCATCCGGACACTCCTGACTGGCACTGAGTCGGTCAAGCAGCTCCTCAATCCGGCGAACATCCTGAACTTCGTGGGCAGCCTGGTTGGGTTGAACATCCAGCGCTACGACACGACGTATCAGAATACTGCCGGGACCGACACCAGGTTCCTGGGCGCGAACCAGTTCATCCTGATGCCGGAACCGAGACAGGCTGACGGCGAGGTTCTGGGCGATATGGCCACAGGCCCCGCCAAAGGGAACAACTTTGAGCCGGGGATGTATGCCTGGGTGAAGGAGGAGGAGGATCCGTGGGCGACGTTCGTCGGCGCCGGGATCCACGTCTTCCCTCGGCTTTACCATCCGGGGTGGATCACCTCGGTCAACACAGTCGGCGACTCGTAAGGGTTTCGCGCCGACACTGATAACTCACACAAGGTAAGTATGGGGGCCTGGCCGCTCTAGTCCGGGCCCCGGTTTTGCTCCAAGCAGGAGGAGTGAGAGTGCTATGGCAGATTTACTGACAGAACAACAAGTTTTGAACGCGGTCTACGACCCGACGACTGGAGTGCTCAAGGTCAACGTTGCAGGAATGATCTTCGAGGGCGACGTCAACGTCGACGCCGTGACCATAAACAACCCGGTAGGCAATCCGGTGAATGTCAAGCTGCCTGAGGGTGCACAGGCGGTGCTGGATACCCATTCCGAGGCCATCAAGCTGGCCGCCGAGGCCGTTGCGGCGGCGGTTGCACCGGGGACAGCGCCCTGGTTCGATGACGTGACAATCGAGGATACCGACCCGGTTGTGGTGGACTTCGACGGCGCGGTTGCGACCTACTGCGAGATTGAGAACACCGGCGCGAGCGATCTTACGCTGACGGGCTATAACAGTTCGACGCGAACGCTTGAGCCTGGGGATAAGGCACGGATGGCGAACGCGAAACTGACGAGCGTGACGGTATCAGCGGCAAGCGGCGCTGGCTCATTCAGTGTGGATGCGACTGTCATTCCGCCTGCGGAGGGGAGCTAGAGATGGAGATTATAAAGCAAAGATTACCTTCCGCAACTAATGACGCTGATGGCAACATCGCTGTCTCTGGCGACGTGATAGCTTCCGACCTCCGTGTCGATGCGCTCGATGATGCGAGGGTTCCGGGCGGGTTCAATGTGTTGCCGAGTGGTGTGGGTGTGGTCTGTTTCAGGATCGATGACGGGTTTGACGAC